ACCACATGAGAACTTCGTGTTCCCAGAAGAAGTATTACCAAGAGGTAATGCACTCTAAATACTTTTGAGACATCGTTCGTGCGGTCTCTACAATCGGAACTTACAAGACCTCCTTCGGGGGGTCTTTTTTTATGTTCTGATAAATATTTCAAAAAAAGATAATGGCAAAGGTCGTTAATCCACAAACAGTCAGTGATAACTTATCATGGAAGATGTTAAGTAGAACTGAACAGAAATATGTACAAAATAATTTTGGTAGATTATGGGAAGTTATGGCTGCTGGAAATCTTATTCCCCCAAAATCTTTTCAAGCAAGAACAGTTAATTTTGAGTATTTGCCTAAAGATAAAAAAGAACTTTCGGAATTTGCTGGATGGTTAGAATATATTTTAGAGTCTCCTACTACATTTAATAAGTCCACTTTAAAACTGGTGGTTGGAAAAGGTTCAAAGATAACAATAAATTTTAAAGAAAAGAAAGACCCTAAAGAATCTAGAAAGCAAACTCCCACAAAGATTCAGGAGAAAGGAACAACCGATGTATTCAATAGAGTATTAGATAAGAATGAACAATATAATAGTGTAGAAGATATGTTTAAAGATGGAGACCTTATGAAAGATTTAAGAGAGACTTTTACTAAAACCCATGCAGATAAAATAGATGATTGGATGAAAACATATTTTAGTCAGCAAGATCTTTTCTTTATGAAAAAGTTTGCACCTAGTAATTGGAGTACATTTGAATATCATAAGCAAGATTTTGTACACTTCTGGCAAGATTTTATTAAAAAAGTTAAGGATAAAAAGAAACCAGTAGGGGATTATACAACTTGGAACCCATCTGATATATGGGCAGTTAAGAATAAATCTGCAGTTAATAAGGCGATAGATGATGCATTTAAAGAAGATGGTACTGATCCTCAATTGAGCACTGTGAATAATTTATTAAGAACTTTGATGGATGAAAAAAATCCTCAACTTGTAGGAATATCTCTTAAAAAGATAGAGAAAGAAGGTGCTCACATGGAGTTAATTAACATTGATGAGAGATCAATGAAGTTATCAAAGGTAATACAACTTAAGATGTCGGATATTGAATTGCAACTTGATAATATTGTGCAGCAAGAAAAAGTTACTACTTATATTAAATTTGCTGGAACTCATACTATGAATATAAACTTAGGTGATAAAAAGAAACCTGGTAATCTTTCTTTTAATACTCAGATTAAAGGTACTGCTGCACAAGGAGGACAAGCACCTGTTAAATTGGTAGAAAAACTTTTAACTGCAAAGGGTAGTTCAAAAGAATTTAAAAATGATCACAACCAATATCCAAAGAAAGTGGATGCCTTTTGGGATTCTGCAAAAGATTGGGAGAAAAAGTATAATTTTGTAAAACAAAAATCTAATAGTTCATCTTGGGATTCGTGGAAAGATTTTGAAAGTTACATTACTGATTTTTATAAGGATAAGAAACCTCAACTTGCTATGACAAAACTAATGCAAATTGATTTTTATTATGATGCTTTTAAAAACTATTCAAGTGATCAAGATTTGGCAGATTTTTGGATTAAACTTTTACATCTTGGTATGAAGGTAGGAGATAGGTTTGCTCCTCATGCCAAGATATCAGAGTAATGGATCTAGATGATCAAGTTGAATTAAGTCATCTGTTATTATCCGAAAGGGTATGTAGAGTATGTGGTGAAGAGAAGAACTTGATAGATGGATACTATAGAACACGTAAAAATACTACTCTTGCATCCTCATATTCCTATGAATGTAAAGAGTGTACTGTCAAAAGAATCACCAAGAACAGAAAGAAAGGGGTAGGGTTTAAGAAATATAATCAGATGCTTGTAGAACAGAATAATCAGTGTGCCATCTGTAAGACTCTACAAGCAGGGGGAAACTATAATTCCTTTATGGTTGATCGTAATCCTGTTACAGGGGATGTGAGAGGTCTTCTATGTAAGAATTGCAACAATGCTCTTCGATCTATAGCGGGTAATTTGCACACTCTGGAAAGTATGATACAATATTTGCAACACCATGAATAAAGTATGTTATTGCTTTCTTATCTTGGACTTGGTGTAGTGATAGGAATCATTGCTACAGTCCTTTTATTAAAACTTTATAACCCACACTGATATGATACATACAATAAGCAACCTTACGGAGGTAACATGCACGGAGATCTAGAACCAGAAGAAAATGTATGGGGAGAAAGAGTTCATGTTAATGATCTCTGGGAAGACATGGATCGACTTAATGCATTATATGAAGAAATGATGTGGCCTCATGATGATGTTTTAGAATTTGTCCCTGATCATGCAAACCATAGAATCATCATCAGAAATAGATCTATGGAGGAGAGAAAATCCAATGAAAAAAAATCTTGAAGAAAAAGTTGATGCGGCAAATGTTCGTATTAAAGAACTTAAAATCCTCATAGAGCATTGGAGTGATGCTCTTAAAAAACAATCCAACAATAAATAAAATTTTTTAGTGTCAATGCCAGAAAACATGAACTTTACCGTTTATTCTAAAGATGGTTGTCCGTATTGTAGTAAGGTAGTTGAAGTATTAAGGTTGTCAGGATTAAAACATGTTGTATATAAACTGGGTGAACACTTTGATAGAAAATCATTCTATGGTCAGTTTGGTGAAGGATCTACTTTTCCTCAAGTAGTGATAGATGGAACCAATCTGGGTGGATGCACCGAAACAGTACAATACTTAAGGGAGAAAAAATTAGTATAATGAGAGACGATTTTGAAAATGTTTATGATATGATAGAACATGCCCTTGAACTTGCGTTCATGGGTAAGATGCAACTTAAATTCTATGAGTTCTTACAGTATCGCAAGACAACAAAGGTAGAAATAGAAGCTTTCCTTCATAGTTCTACAGCAAAAGAACTTGCCGATGAAATAATAGAACTCGAAGAATATATTAAGGGAGGTTCTGACAATGAACATAAACAGTTGAGGGAGGCATATCACCACATCCCTAAACCCCAAGCAAGAAAAATAAAAAATTATTTTTCAAAAATTCTTGAAGATGCAGTGAGGTATCATCATGACCGAAGGCCAGGAAGAAGAAAAAAACAATCTAAATAATGACAAACCTCAAATCAATAGAGGTGTAGAATTACTTTTAAGAAATAGGAGGGGAACTAAACCAAAACCAAAAACCTTTCAGATAAAATTCGGAAAGTTAATTGCTCTCTGGAATAGAGAGATAGTTTTTCACTTTGATTTTTATCTGGACATTAGAAAAAAATAACTCTCTGGGAGGAGCACCATGTCAGATATGCTAATAGTAACCTTGACACTTACAACAATTGTGTCTATTCTTGCATTATTAGTAGGAGGTATGATAGGATGGATGGCAAGACAACACTCTTATGAAACAACTCCTCAAGTAGTTTACTCTCATCCAGAGATGTTTGACTCAAATGGGAATGTTCTTCCCGATGAAATTGTAGCCCTAAGAATTGAAAACAATCATGACATCATCGACACAGACGAAGACGACGACTAAAAGAGGAAGAGGAAGACCTCGTAAAACTGACGGTCCTAAATTACCTGCTGCGTCTAAAGCAAAGAAGAGAACAACTAAACCAGCACCTGCTATTGATTCTTTACCATTAAATCCTTTTGTATTTGAGGTATTAGATCTTGCTTCTCAACAGAAGTCTTCTGCTAAAACAGTAGAAGCACTTAAGCAGTATGAACATGACTGTGTAAAAATGATCATGGTATGGAACTTTGATAGTTCTGTAATCAGTCTCTTACCTGAAGGAGAGGTTCCCTATGGAGAGACACAGAATCAAACAGTATATAAGGGTAGTCTTTCAGAGAACCTTGCTAGAGAGGCAGCAGGAGGCGAATCAGCAACAGGTCAAGATTTAGATGGAAGAGGTAGAACATCTTTAAGAAGAGAATATCAGAACCTTTATCATTATGTGAAGGGTGGAAATGATACTCTTACTACAACACGTAGAGAGATGATGTTCATCAATCTTTTACAGGGACTTCATCCTAGAGAAGCAGAAGTAATAGTTCTTACAAAAGATAAAAAACTTGGAGACAAATATAATATTACATTTGATCAGGTAAGAGAAGCTTATCCTGATATAGTATGGGGAGGTCGTTCATGACAACTACGACAGAAAAGAAACCAGAATCTAAAATTAAAGCAGCAGATTACTCCTGTGAAATTTTATTAGAAAAAACCACAGAGGATAAGGCAACGGATAGGTCTTTTCCAACTGATGCTTATATTGTTAGATATGTTGAAAATGGAACAGAGCATTTGGATGTGACACGTTGTTACAAAATGGTGAATATTTTTGACATGTATTACGATAAATATGGCAAGGATTCTATTAAAGCAATAGAATTTGGACATGGTACTATTAAACCCAATCAGTATGGTTACAAATCCCCTGAAAAAAAGAAGAGGAAGAGGAAACTATGAGTAAAAATAATATTGACAATGAGATGTTGAGAGCTCAAATCAACGATATCATTGAGGGTGAAATTCAAAATGGAATTAATGATTACCTAGAAGAGAAGGAAGAGAAAGTAAAGAGTGGAGTAGGATTTGTTTCGCCAGAGGAAGGATCACAGTTAAATGTGAGAATATCAAAGAATGAAGTAGATAAGATTATGAAAGAGTATAAGAGAATAAAGAGAATGGAGAAGTCTAATTTGAGTGAAGTGAAGAAGATGGGTTTAATTGATAAAGATGGGAGACCTTTAGATGGACAAGATTGATACGCAAGGTATGAGTGGTCCTGCCATTCCTGGTGGTAGCGATAACATATATCCTCATGATGAAAATGGAGATCCAATTCTCCCTCGTGCTGTGATCACACCTCGTAGGATTCATACTCCTGAAATGGTTAAAGAATTGAAGATTCTTATTAATGAAGTGCTAGATGAACGTGAACATAAGAAGAGATTAGTAGGAGCATATGATGATGTGAAACCATTACCCCCATCATATTTTGATACCGAACACTTCAGACACAGAGTGGATGAAGAAGAACCACCTTACCAAGATTGGAGACAATGAGACTAGGAGTTATGTGTTCTGGTAACGGAACAAACTTCGAGAACATAGTTACAAACCCTCTTTGTAATAGACATGAAGTTGTGTTGATGATACACAACACTAAACAATGTGGTGCTGTTAAGAGAGCAGCAAAGTTTGGTATTCCTCATGTCAGAATACCACATA